CTGCTACAATACTCTCAAGTCAACCGACACCGACCCGATGCCTGCCACCTTCCCCGAAATCCTCCAGAATTGCACCAACCCCAGCAACGGAACCATTCCATGGGGTACTGCCTGCTGGGCAGCATCGGCACACGGTCTGGGGGATGACTTCCGCACCGACTATGGGGTGACCGCCCGCTTCGGACCCGTTGATGCTGGTGAGTTCCTTTCGTGGTTGGGGTATTGACCCCGTTCGTGCCTGCCCCCTCATTCGTGCTACAATTCATTCGTTCGCAACCGACCCGATGATCTTCCCTCTCTCCATGTGCTCTGACCTCCAGACCCGCCAGATCAAATGGATCTCCCGTGCTGATCAGGAGCGCAACGCCTACCGCCCCACTGGATACCAGCACTGGGGTGTGCCCGCTACCGCGATCGCCGCTCAGTATTCTGAGACCCATGCCGCCGATCATGCCTGCCCCGTGAGCGGGTGGCGCAGCACTCAGTGGGGGTGACCCCCCTCCCCTGCTGTTCGTGCGTTCGTGCAGGTGCAGGTCCCCCGCCGGGCGTGGGGGTCGGGCGCGGCGCGTGATGGGGTATAAGGGGGGGGGCGTTTTAAAACCCAATGGATCCCTAAGGCTACAAAGTGTTACGAAAGCGCGATATATTATAAAGGCATTTCAAATTCATAAAACCTCATACCCCCAAAATCAAAAAATTCCGGACATATAAAAGACAAGTGTAAGGTTTGCTATATAATTCAAAAATATAGTCCAGAGAATGAGAAAAAAATCCGGAGATGAAAAACGCCCCATAGAGGTCGATCCAATTACAGGAGAATATTCAATTAAAATACCAGAATGGATGATCAATGAATTATCCTGGTACGAGGACACAGAAATTACTTTTAATCTAGATGGTAATGATATTATCCTCTCAGAGGAAAGTGAATGAAAAAATACGTCATCTATGCAAAAGATAAGTGTTTATTTCACTCCGTCGATGAAAGAGAATTTGATGTGACTTGGAAGACTCTTCGTAATATGGTCGGCATTATGAAGACTGATTATAGTCTTGAAGACCTAAGATACGAAGAGATCCCCAATTGACAACCGCTACATAATATTGTATGATATGAATGTAAATTAATCAAGTTATGACAAAAGGATTTACTGTAAAAGCAAAATCGCCAGTCGTTGCAAAAGAACCCGAATGGGACTTCGATAAGGCAAGAGAAATGGTACGTGGAAAGACAATTGTATTCTGTCTTCCTGGTCGTGGTGTTTCTTATACATTTCTGAAAAACTTTGTACAACTTTGTTTTGATCTGGTACAAGCAGGTGCAAGTATTCAGATCTCACAAGATTATTCTTCAATGGTGAACTTTGCACGTTGTAAGTGTCTTGGTGCAAATGTTCTTCGTGGTCCTGATCAAAAACCATGGGATGGCAAACTGAAGTATGATTGGCAACTTTGGATTGATTCTGATATTGTCTTTAATACTGAAAAGTTTTGGCAATTGGTTCTGATGGACCAGGACATTGCCGCTGGTTGGTATATGACAGAAGATGGACATACTACATCAGTCGCACATTGGCTCGATGAAGATGATTTCAGAGGCAATGGTGGAGTGATGAATCATGAAACTGGTGAAAGTATTCAGAAGCGTCGCAAACCATTTACTGTCGATTACACTGGTTTTGGTTGGGTTTTGATTAAGAATGGTGTCTTCGAACACGAAGAGATGAAGTATCCTTGGTTTGCTCCAAAGATGCAGATCTTCGAATCTGGTGAAGTTCAGGACATGTGTGGAGAAGACGTATCCTTCTGTTTGGATGCAAAAGAAGCAGGATTTGAAATCTGGTGTGATCCTCGCATTCGCGTTGGTCACGAGAAGTCACGAATCATCTGAGATGGCACAAGAACGGTATAATATTCTCTGTAAGGGACGTAAAATCTATCAAAATCTTACAGAGGAAGAATACTTCGATACAATGGAGGATCTGTCTCAACAGTTTTATCAGACAGGTTCTCCAAATCCAAACGAACTTGAAACTGAAATTTATTTGGAGAATTAATCAATGGCAAAAGCAGCAAGTGGTGGATTAAATAAAAGAACGTCTTATATTCCTGGGCCTCCTAAAAAATCTCGTCAAGGTGATGGAGGTGGAACTAAATATGCCGCGTCTTCTCGCAATGGGGCTCGGAAAAAATACAGAGGACAAGGTAAAGGATAAAAATGGCATACTTAAATCATAGTCTTCCAGATTGGTCATGTTATATTCGAAATGAATTTCTCTTTAATCATAAAAAAGGACACGGAGAAGTGACCAAATGTGATGTTCACTGTGTTGCAAGTATTGAAAAAAGAGTTCCTCTATTTGAGGCATTTCTCGAAAACGGCGTGAATTGGACTCGGCGTCCTCTTCACGCTTTTTGTTGGAAACCAGACGCAATAATTGAACCTCTTGAAAATATTATGTACTGGGACTGCTTTTCTCCATACATCGATGTTCAGAAACGAGCACGTCTTTCTGGATTGCAGGCAGAATTAATTCGTCCTGATGGAAAAAAAGTCTTGGGAGCCTATATGTTTACTCTTGATTGGTCTTGGGAAAACAAGGGTGTCGTAGATCTTAATTTTTCAGAAACTCCTGAACACAAATGCGCTCATTTGTTTAAGGTTGAAACTGGAAATTACTATGCATATCCAAATAATCGCATTATTTGGTATGATAATGCCTGGACATTTAATAGAATTGATAAAAATCCTGGATATGAAATTGATTTAGAAATATATTCGGTAGAAAATAAGAGAAAATTTGAAACTTCGGATCATTACATGTACGAAATTACAAATTTAGATGAAAATAAATAAATTTTTTGCATAAAACTCAGTTGGAAAAGTTTTCAATGGGTAAGCACCTATTATTGGAGGTGTATAATGTTGATTTTGATCTGATCAATGACGTTGATTCTCTACAAAACGTCATGATTAAAGGCATCGAGCGTGCAAAAATGACCGTTTTGAACGTATTTTCACATTGTTTTGTACCTCAGGGGTGTACAGTAGTGATTGCACTTTCAGAGAGTCATGTTTCTTGTCACACGTGGCCAGAAAATGGGTGCTTAGCAGTTGATGTCTATACTTGTGGTGAAGGAAATCCCAAATTAATTGCCCTGGAAATACTCAAATATCTCAATTCAGACTCTTATTCGCTGCGTGAAGTCGATCGTTAAATAGAAATAAGGAGATAGCAACCTCCTTTATAAAAGTTCTGTTTTATTCATTAAAACAGGAGCTAAAATGTCTAATTTACCAGTCGATAGAGATCCCAATTACATGTATTCAATGTGGGGAACCACAAAATTAATCACTGATTATAATGAACAACCAAAAAGAGTGATTCAAGAGGTAATGCACGACTCTGCACCACGTCATGACCTCAAAAAACAAACTGAATTACATGAAAAAATTCGTAATGATGAAGACTATGATGATTGGGATTATGGAACTGAACCAAACTATGGATCTTCCTGGCAGTAGGTATAAATAAATCAAGAAAACTTATCCATCAATGGCAGTCACAAGAATATCCAGATCATTCAAGGATATTAGTTTATCTTTTGAACCTCATCCTGTGACAAAAGATCTGCCTGTTTTATCTAATGAAAGAGCGATTGCCAGATCTGTGAGAAATTTGGTAGAAACAATTCCAACAGAAAGATTTTTCAATCCTCTTCTCGGATCCAATGTTCGTAGAAGTCTGTTTGAATTTGTCGATTATGGTACAGCAGGAATCATTGAGGATCAAATTAGAACTACAATTAATAATTTTGAGACTCGTGTAGATAATGTAGTTGTTAATGTTGATGCAAGGCCAGATGACAATACTTTTGAAGTGACTGTCATTTTTGATATCATTGGAGAAGATTTTCCAACACAACAATTTACATTCTTATTAGAGGCAACAAGATAAAATGCCTTTCACACAGTTTACGAATTTAGATTTCGATCAAATTAAAACTCAAATCAAAGATTATCTCCGTGCAAATTCAAATTTCACGGATTTTGACTTTGAAGGATCTAATTTCTCTGTCTTAATTGACACTCTTGCGTATAATACTTATATTACAGCGTTTAACTCAAATATGGTTGTGAATGAATCCTTCTTGGATTCTGCAACTGTCAGAGAAAATGTAGTTTCATTAGCAAGAAATATTGGATACGTACCTCGCTCCAAAACCGCTTCTAGGGCGGCAATTACTTTTGAGGTTCCTACCAATACCTCGAGTGCTTTCATGACTCTTCAAGCGGGTCTGGTGTGTGTTGGATCATATGATAATACATCATATAGATTTTCGATTTCCGAAGATATTACAACAACAGTAAAAAATGGTATTGCGAAGTTTGGATCATCAACTTCTCCAGTTTACATTTATCAAGGAAACTTATTAACGAAGCAGTGGACCGTTGATAATTCTCAAGACCAAAGATTTATTCTTGAAAATCCAAACATTGATATTTCAAGATTGGTTGTTTATGTAAAAGGAATCAATGACAGTGGAGTAGGTAGAGAATATTTTAAGGTAGATAATATATTGAGATTAGATAAAAATTCCGAAATATACTTGATTCAAGAAGTTCAAGATGAAAAATATGAACTACTCTTTGGTGATGGATATTTTGGAAAAAAACTTGAAAATAATTCAATTATTACTGCAAAATATATCGTAACCGATGGTGAAAGGGGTAATGGTGCATCAGTATTTGATTTTCAAGGAAATTTTGTAGATTCTTCAAATATTAGAATAATTCCTTCTGGATCCGTTACAATCAATACCATTGAAAAGTCATCAAATGGTGGAGAAATTGAACCAGTAGCATCAATAAAATATTTTGCTCCAAGACTTTATTCGGCACAATACAGAGCAGTAACGTCAAGAGATTATGAGGCGATTATACAATCAATTTACCCAAATGCAGAATCCGTTGCTGTTGTTGGTGGAGAAGAATTAGTTCCACCACAATTTGGAACGGTTCAAATTAGCATTAAACCAAAAAATGGGACATATGTTTCAGATTTTGATAAACAAAATATTTTGAATAGATTGAAACAATATTCCATTGCAGGTATTAACCAAAAAATTGTTGATCTTAAAGTCTTATATGTTGAGATTGATGCGTCAGTTTACTATAATACAAATCAAGTTTCAAATCCAGATGATTTAAAAACAACTATTACTTCTGCATTGACAGAATATTCTAGAAGTGTGGATATGAATAGATTTGGTGGCAGATTTAAATACAGTAAGATTGTTCAATTAATTGATAGAGTTGATAATGCTATCACTTCTAATATTACTAAGGTTAGGATTAGAAGAGATATGAAAGTTCTTGTGAATCAATTTGCCCAATATGAATTGTGTTTTGGAAACCGTTTCCATATTAATCCAGAGGGATTTAATATCAAAAGCACTGGATTTAAAGTTCAAGGTTTCGATAATGATATTGTATATTTTACAGATGTTCCAAGAAAAAATACAGATGGAAAATTAGATGGAAGTGGTTTAGGTGATTTAGCAGTCATCAAACCAACTGAAAAGGGTGAAAATGCTGTTATTTTAAAATCTGTTGGTACTGTTGACTACACAAATGGGGAAATTATTATTAACACGATTAACATCACTTCAACGGTGGCAGAAAACGATATCATTGAAGTTCAGGCATTTCCAGATTCTAATGATGTAGTTGGATTGAAAGACTTATATTTGAGTTTTGACATTCCAAATAGCGAGATAAATATGCTTAGAGATGTTATTGCTTCTGGGGAAGATATTTCCGGAGTTACCTTTACCAGAGATTATTATACTTCAAGTTATTCTAACGGAGAAATCGAGAGGAAATAAAATATGTCAGATTTTGAGAAGAGAGTACAAATCAATAAGATTATTGAAAGTCAACTTCCAGAATTTATAGTTTCAGATTTTCCAAAAGCAACTGAATTTTTTAAGCAGTATTACGTTTCACAAGAATTTCAGGGTGGAACTGTTGATATTGCCGAAAATTTAGATCAATACTTAAAACTCGACAATTTAGTTCCAGAAGTTATCACTGGTCAAACATCATTAACTTATAGTATATCATCTTCTGCTGGAATTGTTACTGTAACCTCTACAAAGGGATTCCCAACAGAGTATGGTTTATTAAGAATAGATGATGAGATTGTTACATATACCGGAATTACCACAAATACATTTACTGGTTGTATACGTGGATTTAGTGGAATCACTAACTATTCTAATGTTGGCATTTCTAGTTTTGATGATAATGTTAATAAGCAAAGTTTAACTTTTTCAAAAACAACAGCAGCAAGTCATAATCAAAATTCAAAAGTAACAAATTTAAGTGTTTTATTCTTACAAGAATTCTATAAAAAATTAAAATATGCTTTTACTCCTGGATTAGAAAGTTTTGATTTTGTTTCTGATTTGGACGTAGGAAACTTTATTAAGCACGCAAGAGATTTCTATCAATCGAAAGGTATTGGGGAATCTATAAGAATTCTTTTTAAAGTTTTGTATGGCGTAAATGCGGAAGTTTTAGATCTTGAGGGTAGGTTAATTAAACCATCATCAGCAGATTATATTAGAAGAGAAATTGTTGTAGCTAAAAATATTTCTGGTGATCCTTTAAAATTAGAAGGACAAACAATATTTAAATCTACGGATACAAAAACTAACGCATCTGTTTCTGATGTTCAAATCTTTACAAGAAATAATGAATCTTATTATAAGTTAGGTTTGTTTGTTGGATATAGTGATAGAGATTTAATTGAGGGAATTTTCACTATTCCAGGTAAAACAAAAGTTTTAGAGTCTGTTTCTGCTGGATCTTCAATTATTTCCGTCGATTCTACTATTGGATTTGGACAAACTGGTATACTAGTATCAGGAAATGACATGATTGATTATACTTCAAAAAGTATCAATCAATTTTTTGGTTGTTCTGGAATCACTAGCACAATATCAATTTCTTCTGATATTAGATCAAATGAAACTATTTTTGGATATGAAAATGCCGACTTAGCAAAAAGAGTTGATTTACGTATAACTGGAGTCATTTCAGAATTTGAGGAAGTTGATGATGTCTTTCTTATTGAAGAAGGGGAAGAAATAGTTGTAAAAAATCTTGGAGAAGTTATTACTAATCCAACAACAAGAGACAAAACATACAAAGAAGTATTCGCTAATTCTTGGATTTATAATACTAGTTCAAGGTATCAAGTATCAAGTATTTCTGGATCAACTTTTACATTATCAAGTTTAATTGATAAGTCTAGTTTACGTGAAGGTGACATTGTTGACATTTTATTTGCATACACAAATAATGTTGCTTCCACCAATGCGATAGTTACTAGTGTTAATACTGCATTAAATCAGGTTATTTTAAGTAATCTTTCTGGATTTTCTCAGATTTCAACACAATCTTACGATATTAGAAGAAAGATAAAGAAAGCAACAAGTGCATCTGTACCCCTTCTATTGGGTGATAGTAATTATATTTCAAATATTTTAAACGTTTACAATAATAGAGATAAAGAGGGATATGTAGCATCAAACTCCTTACCATCATATGAAATTACCGACAATATCATAGAATCCAGTATTCCTAATGGGTCTACAACTTATCTTGATGATTATGATAACGTTGCTCAGGCATATGCAGTAATTAGATTTCCATCTTCTGTAAGATTTATTGATGGAGATATTGTTGTATATGCTTCTGATAATCCATTATCTGGTTTGACCTCTGGATCAGAATATTATGTTAAATTAGTTGGAATAAACGGAATAAGATTATATGCATCTAAATCACTTTTAAGTGGATCGGAATATCTGAAATTTGGAGAAAACCCAACTTCAGGAGTTCACATTTTCACTATAAAGAAGCATGAAGATAGGACTATTTCTCCAAACAAAATTTTAAGAAAGTTTCCAATTGAAAAGATTACTTCAAATGCTGGAACTTCTTTAAGAAAATCAATTAATAATGTAGTTGGTGGAATTGGTCTTTTAATTGATGGTGTAGAAATTTCTGCACCAGAATCATTAGATAAAGTTTACTATGGTCCTATTAAAAAATTTAATGTATTGAATTCTGGTAAAGATTATGATGTAGTTAACCCACCAAAAATTGTAATTTCAGTAGGATCTACCACTGGAACGGGAGTTACTGCTCTTGTCGAACCAATTATTAGTGGCACTGTAAAAGCAGTATACGTTGATCCGCAGGATTTTGATATTGATACTGCTCTTTCAGTCACTTTAACTGGTGGTAATGGGTCTGGATGTATTTTAGAACCTGTTGTAGGAGAAAGATATAGAGAGGTTGAATTTGATAGTAGAGCACTTACAATTGGTGGTGGTGTAGATTTAACCGATGAAACTATTACATTTACAACTTTCCACAATTTTGTTGATGGTGAGAGAATAATTTACAATCAAAATGGAAATAGTCCAATATTAGTCGGAGTTGCCGGAGATATTTCAAATACTCCAACTGGAACACTAGTAAGTGGAGATGAATATATTGCAAAATTTGTAAATACTAGAACTATTAAACTTTTTAATACAACTTCCGACTACTTGGCTGGCATCAATACAATTGGATTTTCAACTTCAACATCTTTTGCAGGTATTCATAAATTTAGAACTATACCTAAAAAGACACTTCGAAGTGTACAAGTATTACAAAGCGGTTCTGGATATCAATATAGAAAACTAAGAGTTAAATCGTCAGGAATTTCCACTGATTATAATACAATTACTTTTGAAGATCATGGATTTAAAACTGGTGATATTGTATTGTATTCAACAACAGGTACGGCAATTTCTGGTTTATCTACAACATTCAGATATTCCGTAAACACTATTGATTCTGATTCATTTAAATTAATTAATGTTGGTGTTGCTGCAACATTAACATCAGATCTCGCAAGAAATAAATATGTAGATTTTCAGTCAACAGGATCTGGATATCATATTTTTGAATATCCACCTATTGAAGTTTCTGCGAATGTATCTTTTGGATCTACATTTACAGGCAATTTTACTTTCACTCCAATTGTCACTGGTGAGATTGTTGGCGCATATCTATATGAAGAAGGAACTGAATATGGATCAACAACATTAAATCTACACAAAAAACCATTAATTACTCTTAAAAATGGAAAAAATGCACAATTAAATCCTATTGTTTCTAATGGTAGAGTAATTGATGTTCAAGTTTTAAGCACTGGATCCGAGTATTATTCTCTACCAGAACTCATTACAAAAGGAGATGGTACAGGAGCAATACTTAAACCAGTAATTAATGATGGCAAAATAACAGATGTTATCGTTATTAATTCTGGTATTGGGTATAGTGCAACTTCAGCATCAATTCAAGTAAAACCAAGAGGATCAGGAGCGATATTTGATACTGAAGTTAGAGATTTAACTATTAACGATGCTGAAAGATATGCATCCTATACAAGAACTAGACCTACAAAAATATTCTCAAGTCTCAATAAAAATATTACAGATGATTCTCTTGTCTATGGTATCTATGGATATTCTGAGGATTTGGCTAGTAATTATTCCGATAATCTTGCTTCACATTCACCAATTATTGGTTGGGCGTATGATGGTAATCCGATTTATGGTCCATATGGATATGCAAACCCAAATGATGTTCAGTCTGGTGTTAGAATTATAAATCCAAGTTATACTTTAAACACTGCCAAAGTATACAATAGACCATCATTTTCTTCTGGATTTTTCATAGAAGATTTTGAATATACTAGCACAGGAGATCTTGATAAGCATAATGGAAGATTCTGTAAAACTCCCGAATTCCCCAATGGAGTATATGCATATTTTGCTGGCGTAACAACAAGCACTACATCTAATACTCTTGAACCTCTTTATCCATATTTTATTGGAAACACATTTAGATCTACTTTTATAGAAGAAAATTCTTATCTAAATCAAAATTTTGATTTTAATAATTCAAATCTTATTAGAAATACATTCCCATATAAAATAAACGATGAATATGCTAATTATGATTTTCTCGTAGAACCTTATGAAATATTACCTCAGATAACAGTTATTGAATCTGTTAAAAAAGGTAGTGTTGATGATGTTACTGTAATTGATGGTGGAACAGGATATAAAATTGGAGAGTCTATCAATTTTAATGAAGAAGGTACAGAAGGAACTGGTTTTAGAGCAGAAGTTTCTGAACTTATAGGTAAAGATGTCACTCAGGTTGAAACATCCTTTGAATCTTATATTCCATGTGTATTTGTATGGGACACCGATCAATCTGTTTCTGCATACTACAGATCTGGTTTTGATTTACTAAACAATGATACTGTATTGATTAGTGGACTTTCAACTTCAATCAACAATCTTTCTGGATCAAAATCAATAGGATTTACTACAGAAACTGTTGGACTTGCAAAAACAATGAGTAGTTATTCTTCTACTCCTGGTGGACTAACAGAAGACATTTTTGTCACCACTAGACCAACGGTATCAATTGGTGGAAGTATTAGAATCAAATCAAATCTAGGTATAGAAGTTGTAAAAGTTTTAAATGATTACAATAATGGTGTATTAAAAGTTAAGAGATTTGCAAATTCTGGTGTTGCACACACATATAGTAGTAGTTTAAATGTTATAAATGATAGGGTTATCATACCAAGTAGGACTAAAATTACACAATTTGAATCCAAACCAAATGATTTAGTTTATTTTAATGCAAAAAATTCTGTTGGTGTTGGGACAACACCTGGTGGAGCAGTATATAAAGCATTTACAATAGGTGTTACAACTCAAACAGCATCTATTCCTCACAGAAGTATATACTTACCTAATCATCCATTTAAGACTGGACAAAAACTTACATTTACAAAAACAGATTTTGCTGGGGTTGATTCTTTAATTGTTGGCAATGATGCATCTTCTTTAAATACTTTCCAAATTCCAAATACTTTTACATTAACATCCGATGTTTATGTGATTAATAAAGGAAAAGACTATGTTGGATTAGTAACGCAAGTTGGACTAACAACAAATAGTGAGGGGTTATATTTTTACAGTGATGGTACAGATAACTCCGAGTATTTACTACAGACAAATTATAGTCAAATAACTGGTCAAATTGATAGAGCAGTTACTACTGTAAGTGTTGCCCAAAGTCATGGACTTTCTAATGGCGATTCTGTCAAATTGGCAGTAGTTCCAAATATTGTTGTTGGTGTTGGAACCACATCGGCATTAACACTTACTTTCAATGAAAGTGAGAAAAAAATACTAGTTAATCCAACAGGTATTAATTCTTCACAAATCAATACTACAACAAATACAATTACAGTAACAAACCATGGGTATAAGACCGGAGATAAAGTTTTCTATGATAGCACCCAGGTTGCCTCTGGTTTACAAACTGGATCTTATTATGTAATTAAGGATAATAGTAGTCAATTTAGACTCGCAGAGACTCTTTACGAAACAAATCCATCTACTGAAAATGTTGTAAATATTGTTGGGACCGGTGGATCTATTCATACTTTTGCATTAATAAATCCAAGTATTAGTGTTACTAAAAATTCTACCTTAGAATTTAATATTAGTGACCCATCTTTGGTTGGATATAAACTTAAAATTTTTAAAGATGGTGAGTATAAAAATGAATTTATAAGTGCAAGTGATTCTAGAGATTTTAATGTTCTTGGAATTGGTACAGTTGGATTTGGTACAGCATCTCTTTCAATTAAATATTCGGAAAACATACCATCAAAACTTTTCTACGCACTAGAAAAGTCTGGATATATAAGCACCGCCGACAAAGATGTTATTAATTATTCTCAAATTAATTATGTCGATAGTGAGTACAATGGCACTTATAAGATTTTTGGCATATCAACGGATTCTTTTAAAATATCTCCATCACAAGCTCCAACTGTTTTAAAGTACACAAAAAATCAAACTAGTAAATTAGAATACTCTACAAAGTCTTCTACGGCAATAAACGGGTCTATTGGAAAAGTAAAAATCATTTCTGAAGGATTTAACTTTAAAAAACTTCCTAAATTTGAAAATGTAAGTACTGAAAATGGTCTAGACGCAAACGTTGTAGCGGTTTCTACATCTATTGGTAGAATTAAAAATATAAGAATCAAAGATGTTGGATATGAATATCCTTCCGATAAAACGTTGGCACCAGAAGCATTTGTTTCTCCAATTATAAATTTAGAAAATTCTGATACAATTGATACAATTGACATAGTTTCTGGTGGTTCAAGATATTTAACTACACCAAATCTAATATTATTTAATGATGAAACAAAAAAAGTCATTGATACTTCCTCTCTAGTTGCAATCACTCCAAGTGGTGCAATTTCTGATGTTGTGCAAATAGCACCGATATATGGATTAAAGTCAAATCCACATAAAATACTTGCAGTTAATAATTCTAATGGCGTTGGTATTAGTTCTATCCTAAGTGGAAATACTGGAGTTGCAACTTGTACATTATCAACTCCAATTTTAGGATTTACAACCCCATTATTTGCTGACGGAGATGAAATTTTTGTTGAAGGTATCGATTTAATTGATGATGGAACTGGATACAATTCAAAGGATTATGATTATAGATTCTTTAAAGTTCAGTCTTATGTAAATTCAAACCCAGCTGTTTTAACTTTTGCAGTTGTAGACGAACTGGGGGTTGGTTTATCAACAAATCCAGGAATTGCAAAAACTTTCCAGTCTGGATATGCAACCATTGTAAATAAAAAGCACTATCCAGAAATCAATGTAATTAAAAAGAGATCAACGTTTACATTAAATGAACAATTGTTTGTTAATACTGGCACAGGATTTGTTGAGAGAGATCTATATGTATTTTCTATAAGAGATGAATATATTAAAGTTAATGGAAATTATTCACTTAAAACTGGAGATCAAATTAAAGGGAGAATAAGTGGTGCGATTGCAAATGTAAGTTCTGTTAGAGAAAATAAATCTAGATTTAAAATTGATTATTCATCAAAACAAGATCTTGGATGGCGAAATGATATTGGAAAACTTAGTGAAGATTATCAAGTTACTCCTAATAATGATTATTATCAAAATCTTTCATATTCAATTAAGAGTCCTATAACTTGGGATAAACTTTCTTCACCAGTCAATAGTATTGTTCATCCAGCTGGATTGAAAAATTTTGCCGATGTTGGAATTATATCTGCTACAAATGCATCCGTAGGATTGTCTGGAACAACAAGTAGTATAGCAGTTTTGGATGTTATTGAAGAAAAAAGGGTAGATGCTATTAATAATTTTGATAATGTTATTGATTATGAAATCAGATTAAATCCAGAACAGTCTAAGTTCGTAAAGATTCAAAATAGAAAATTAACAGATTATACTGAGTGTAGGACAAATAGAGTATTAATTCATGATGATATTAGTGATAGATTTTCAAGCAGAGGATTTGAAGATCCTTTTGTAGAAATTGAAGAGATTGATGCTATCGATACTCATGTTAGATACACCATTCAAATCGTAGATCCTGATACATATGATGCTCAAATAACAGAATTAGTGTTACAAACAACAACACTTGATTCTATCTTATTTGAAAAATATACTGCATATACAAATGAATTGCTTGGCGAATTTAGTGCAAATGTAGATGATTCTGGAAGAAAAACTTTAATATTTACACCAACCAATAGATTTACCAGAGACCACGACATAAAGGTTTTGAAAAAAACTTTTGCCGCAAATGAAACAGGAACGGGAATTGGAACTAATACATTTGGATCTATTAATTTAATAGGATCCAATATTATTGGAATTTCTAGTGTTGGAACAGCAAATAGTATAAGAACTCTTGCCCAATTTTCAAGTGCTAATTTTAATGGATTATTTGCAAATATTGAGGTTACAAATAATTTAAGCAAACAAATTAATTATATTGAGGCTGCACTGGACTTTGATGGTTCGAACACATATTTAAGTGAATATTATTTCGATACACAAACTCAATCATACAGTTCTTCTTCGATTGGTCTTGTGACTGCCATCTATGATTCAACGGCAGGTATTGTATCATTTAGAGTTCAGAACGAAGAAAATAATCTGATAGATGTTAGAGCAAGTATTGTAGGATTTGCTGCAACTAGTTCCGGTATTGGAACTTATAGATTTTTAGTTAATGGTCAACCTGCTGGATCTGAAAGAAGTGTTAAGTTGGAATCGACAGTTGGTGTTGGTACAACATCTGTCATGGTCGGAACATTTGATTTGAGTTTAATATCATCAGTTTCATCTATTGTGAGAGTTTCTTCTGGAAGTAGTTCTGCAATTCATCAGGTTTCAATTTTAAATGATACTGCCAATACTATTGTTGTTCCTGGACCATTTTCACCAGCAAATAATGTAACTGGTCTCGGAACTTTTGGTGGAGAACTTGTAGGGGATAAATTCAATCTCAATTTCTACCCAGATTCTTCAAGTTCAAATACAAGAATCCAAGGGTTTAATGAAGTCCTTTATACTTATAGTGATTTTGATAATGCTCCAGCGGCATTGACATATGGAAAATCAACTCAATCTGTGTTCCTTTCGGCATATGATAGTATAAACGGTACAAGAGCCAATAAAGTTAATTTCACTTTAAAGCACGAAGGAACTCCAATTTACAAAAAGACATTTGATCCAACAGACACTGCTACTCTTAATTTTGCAACTGGTGTCTTCACTATCAGAAATCATTTCTTTAATACTGGTGAAGAATTAGTTTATACACCAAAGTCAACATTTATTGGCGTTGGGCAGAGTGCGATGGGTATTGGCGCAACTGCAAATTATCTTGGAATCGTTACAAATAGATTACCAAATGTAATATATCCAATTGCACTTACACCAGATACATTTAAATTATCAACTCAAAAATCATATGCATTATTAGGAATTGGGGTAACATTTACATCTGCTGGACTTGGTAATGCTCATGAATTGGAAATGAGCAAAAAACTATCTAAGAGTGTTATTTCTCTTGATGGTATTGTTCAACAACCAATTACGTTTACTCCAATATCACATACACTTCAATACAATAGTGGATCTATTAGTGCAGGAATTGCTACATTTAATCTTAGTGGCATTTCTTCCATACAACCAAGAGATATTATAAAAATTGATAATGAATATATGAAGGTTGTTGAAGTTGGAGTAAGTTCAAATACTGGCGGAAATATTACTGGTATTATTAATTCAAGTGGAATTGCAACTTTCCCAACTGTTTCTGTTGTTAGAGCATCTGCTGGTAGCACTGCTACTACACATAATGACGGTTCAAGAGTTCAGGTTTACCGAGGATCTTTCAACATTGTTGGAACAGAAATTTGGTTTGTAGATCCTCCCAAAGGAAACACAAGAGCAAGGAGAGACGCAAGTAATCTTCCTTATGTAAGAGCACAATATGCAGGAAGAACATTCCTAAGATCAAATTATGACACCAATATGGTGTTTGATGATGTCTCAGATCAATTTACTGGAATTGGAAAAACATATACAATGACTGTTGAAGGAATTAATACAACAGGAGTTTCTATTGGTAACGGAATATTGTTCATCAATGGAGTATTCCAAACTCCAACAACGATTAATAATGCTGGAAATAATTATGAATTTGAAAATTCTGTTGGAATATCCAGTGTTGTGTTTACGGGGATTACTTCAACAGATGGAACTTATATTAAGTCTGATTTTGATATCAATCAAAATCAACTTCCAAGAGGTGGTCTAATTGTTTCTCTTGGATCTACACCAGGATTGGGATATGCTCCGTTAGTTGGTGCAAAGGTAAGAGCAGTATTAAGTGGATTTGGAACTGTTACTAGTATAACAGGTATATCTCATACAGGTCCTGGACAATCAATTAGTACAGCATTATATAATAATCAAACAGGTATCATTGAAATAACAACAGGAACTGATCACGGTTTTGTTGGTGGTGATAGAATTAAATTGGTTGGATTAGGATTTACTTGCCCATCTGGCGCAGGAATTGTATCTTATTTTCCTTCACGAGGTTTGGATTATTCTTATGATATTGTTAATATTATTTCTTCCAAATCATTTACAGCAAACGTTGGAACTAGCACGTTACCACATAGTTATATTGGTTTTGGTACAGTATTCCCTTGGTATGATTTGAATTATGGTTCTGGGTATAGGGGAACTGTTTCAATAGGTATTACAGACCCCAACCATACAGGTACAGCAGCAACAATTACGGCAACCGTTGGTGCTGGTGGGTCATTATCATTCTCTGTTGTTAGTGGCGGATCTAGCTATGTGGATCCATATATTAGTATACCAGAACCAATATATGAGAATTTACCAGTTGTTGGAGTTTCTAGGGTTGGTGTTGGATCAACAACTCAGACTGGATCTAATTTACTTATGAATGTTAAAATTGGACCATCACCATCGACTGTTGGAATTGGTTCAACACTATTCATTGTCGAATCTTTCCAAATATCAAGACCGGGATATGCATTCCAGGTTGGAGACATATTTAAACCAATTGGTCTTGTTACTGCAAAAGATTATTCACAACCATTGCAAGAGTTCCAACTTGAAGTTGTTGAAACATTCCAAGATTTCTTCTCATCTTGGTCATTTGGAGAAATGAACTACATTGACAGTATTTCTACTTTACAAAATGGCAGTAGAACAAGATTTCCACTTTATTATAATGGACAATTACTAAGTTTCGAAATTGACCAAAGTAATCCTCTTTCGGGTGCAATTAATCTTGATGCTGTTCTCTTAATCTTTGTAAATGGCGTAATACAAGAACCATCTTATGCATATAGATTCTTTGGTGGAACATCATTTGAATTCACAGAACCACCAAAATCATCGGATAAGGTTGATATTTTCTTCTATATTGGACAAAACGGAGTTGATATTTCATTAATTGATGTTAATGAAACAATTAAGATTGGTGATGATGTATTTGTCAGAAAAAATCCATTCTATCCATCAATATCAGAGCAAGAAAGAGATAGAACAATCGTCGATATTACTGGGTCAGATACTATTGAAACTGACATATATGTTGGAACGGGTATTAATGAATCTACATACAGACCAATAGAATGGATTAAACAAAAAACAGACAAGTATCTTAAGGGTGATGTAATTTACAAAACACGTGATTCTTTAGAACCTTATGTTTATCCAACTGCTAAAATTATTGGTGATATTACAACAGGATCTCCCAATATTTTTGTTGATAATGCACAATTCTTTAATTATGAAGAAGATAATTATGGAATCAGTATAACTTCTGTTGATGGATTAATAGTTCAAGGAACAGATCTAGTTGCTGCTGCATTTACTGCAACTGTTTCAGCAGCTGGAACTATTTCTGCAATTACAATTACAAATCCAGGAATTGGATATTCGACAAATGTTCCTATTAAAATTTCCAACCCAATAGTTGGCATTTCAACATTTGTATTGGATGATTATGGACTTGGTTCTGGAATTGGAATTGGAACAACTGCAACTGCTATCGCCAACGTTTCTGGTGGACAAGTTATTTCAGTAACAATCACAAATCCAGGATTTGGATATACTGTTGCACCAAAACTCATTGCCGAAGTTCCGCCAGTAACAACTGAAAAAATTACAGGTATAGCAAATGTTCAAGGATTTAGTGGTATTATTACTGGTATCACTACAACAACAGGAACTGGTGGACATCCATTAGCATTAAAAATTAATTTCAGAGCAAATGCTTCTGACGCTAACGACTTACAATCTGGATATCCAATATTAGTGTACAATACAACTATTGGAACTGGTGTTACGTCTGTTAATAATGGTAATACATCTGTTGTTGGAATTGGTACTAGTTTCTTAGATAATGTTTATATTGTAAACTCAAAAACTAATTCTGGACCTAATGCTGAAATAATTTGTAATATAAAAACTGATAGTAATGTTGTTGGAATTGCAACAACTGGATCTATTACATTACCTTTGGGAAATATTTCTTGGGGAAGATTATATAACTTTACCACTAGAACAAATCCAATTTCTATTGGAGTTACTGGACTAGTAGTAGATTCTGGACTATCAACATTCCCAACTATCCAGAGAAGAACATTTGGGTTAAGAAATAGTGGTGCAATTAGAAAACTTTCTAACTTGTAAACATAGGATATAAATACATAAAAACGTTTAACAATGTCAGCACTTGTTACTGATCAATTTAGGATTTTGAATGCTAGTAATTTTGTAGATTCTGTCGAATCCACAAATAATTCATATTATATTGTCGTTGGATTGCCAAATCCATCTGCAGTGGGTTTTGGTAGATCTACAACTTGGAATACCAATCCTCCGTCTCCGATAGATAATTTTTCATATGTAGATCATTATGCTGATACCATTTTGTATGGTAAGAGGATAACATCTGCAAATATTAGAAGAATAATCAGAAGAATAGATTGGACTGCAGGAAGTAAATATGAAATGTATAGGAATGATTATAGTATTCTTAATCCAAGTCCATTAACAAACTCATCTAGATTATATGATGCTAATTACTATGTAATGAATAGTGATTATAGAGTTTATATCTGTATTGAAAATGGGTCTAGTGGAGCAAATCCAAAGGGTAATGTTTCACAAGATGAACCAACATTTACTGACTTGGAACCATCGAGAGCTGGAGATAGTGGAGATGGATACGTTTGGAAATACTTATTTACAATTTCCCCGAGTGACATTGTTAAATTTGATTCAACAGAATATATAACAGTTCCAAACAGTTGGTTAACGTCTACTGATTCTCAAATACTGGCAATTAGAGAATCCGCAGATTCTACTGTAAATAATAATCAAATTAAAACGGTATACATTGAAAAATCTGGTGCAAATTATTCAAATGGATTAGGTCAAGAGTTTAATATTCTTGGTGATGGTACTGATGGCAGAGTTAGAGTGGATGTTGAAGGTGGAAAAATAACAAACACTGTCGTTACATCTGGTGGAAAAAATTACAGTTATGGGTTAGTTGATCTTGGATCAATTAATTTAAATTCTACTGGAACTAGTGCAAAATTAGTTCCTATAATTCCACCTTCAAGGGGACATGGTTATGATGTCTATACAGAATTAGGTACTGATAAAGTTTTGGTTTATGCAAGATTTGATGATTCTACAAAAGATTTTCCAATAGACACTAGTTTTGCACAAGTCTCTATTATAAAAAATCCAACAACGTTTGGATCTTCGACAGTATATGCGGATAACAGTTTTACTGGATTATATTCATTATTATTTTCAACGATTACTGGCACTCCAACAGTGGGTGAAAAAATTGAGCAAGTGGTTGCCAGTGGATCTGGTAAAGCAGTAGGATATGTTGCTTCCTGGGATAGTGAGGCAAAGGTATTAAAATATTTTGTAGATCGTTCTTTATATTACAATCAAACTACGTATGATCAACAAGATTATGTTGGTATTTCTACCAATGGTAGATTGTACCCATTTGAGTCATCTGCAAATCAGGTAATTGGAAAATCCTCTGGATTTTCAGCTTCAATATTTACTGGGTTTTCAGGTATTTCAACAAACCCAACAGGAACAAAATTAATTAATTTAGGTGTTAACTTTACTTCTGGGTTAGCAACTCCTGAAATAAATAAAGGATCGGGAGATGTAATTTATCTTGATAACAGACCTACGATCAGTAGGAGTGCCCGCCAAAAAGAAGACATCAAAATAGTACTGGAATTTTAAAAAATGCCACAAAAGACTAATCTCAATGTAAGTCCTTATTATGATGATTTTGATAAGGCAGACAATTATTATAGAGTTCTTTTTAAACCTGGATATCCTGTTCAGGCAAGAGAACTAACAGGGTTACAGTCTATTTTACAAAATCAAATAGAATCTTTTGGAAGTCATATTTTTAAAGAAGGTTCTATGGTAATTCCAGGGGGAGTTACTTGTGATAATGCCTTTACGACCATTAAAGTAAATAATGATCACCTTGGTATTGATGTTACAGTCTATCTTGATGCACTAAAAAATGCTAACACTGGCAGAGGAACAAAAGTAAGAGGTCAAACCTCAGGTGTTGTTGGTACTATTAAGGGTTATCTTTTACCACCAGAAGAAGGTGTTGAGCAAATAACACTTTTTGTTAAGTACAACGAAGGTGCGGATGATGGTGAAGGAGTAGAATTTGTAGATGGTGAGATATTAATACTTGAAGAAAATGTAACATATGGAAATACAACTCTGAATAGTGGAGATACTATTTTAACTCTTATCACTACTAATGCAACTGCTACTGGATATGCGGTTGGTGTTTCAAAAGGGGTATATTTTATTAGGGGTACTTTTATCGATGTACCAAACACCCAAATTATACTAGATCCTTATAACAATGAACCATCATATAGAGTTGGTTTTGATATATTAGAAGAAATCATCTCCTCAGATGATGATGTAGATTTAAATGATAATGCAAAAGGATTTACTAACTATGCTGCACCTGGTGCTGATAGACTGAAAATTAGTGTAAAACTGACTAAAAAGCAACTATTAGATTTTAATGATACAAACTTTGTAGAATTAGTTAAGGTTGATCAAGGTAAAATTAAAAAGTTACAAAATAAATCAGAATATAGTGTAATTAAAGATTATTTTGCTAAAAGAACTTTTGAAGAATCTGGCAACTATGCTATAAATCCATTTACAATATCAGTTGCAGATTCCTTAAATAATGAGACTGGTAATGGTGGACTTTATATTGAAGGGCAAAGAACGGAGCAAGGTAACCTTCCAAATAATGACTTAATGTGCGTTAAGGTATCTGCGGGAACAGCATATGTCAAAGGATTTGATATTGATTTAGTTGGTGGCGCAGTAGTTGATGTTCCCAAACCAAGAACAACTAAAAAAGTTGATGGTGCATTAGTTCCATTTGGAATGGGTAGCCTTTTAAAAGTTAATAATGTACATGGAGTTCCATATTTAAATATTGGTGCATCTCAAAGTGGTGCCCAAACGACACAAGCAAATATTATAGAACTTTACAATAGAAGAAGAGATGCTTCTGGTGATGGTCCTGGAACTGCTGGTGGTGGTGGAACTAAGATTGGTGAGGCAAGAGTTTATTGGTATGGTGTATCTGATGCCTCATATACTGGAGACAGTACAACTTGGGATCTATATCTATTTGATGTTCAAACTTATACAACACTATATCTGGCGAAAGAGTATACTACAACAGAAGTACCTTTAACTTCAATTATAAGAGGTTTATCTAGTGGTGCAACAGGATACCTTGCAGCAAAGCCAAATAGTTCTGCATATAGTTTAACACAAACTTCTGGAACGTTTTTAGTTGGTGAACAGGTTATTATAAATGAAAATCCAGAACTTAAAATTGGTATTCAAGCATTAAACGTATATACAACAGAAGACATAAAGTCAGTCTACCAAGATTCGACTGCTTTAAATAGTGCTTTACAAGCAGACTTTTTTGCAGATACCGTTCTTTATGAAAGAACTCCACCTAATTTTTCTATTACTGATAAATTAACAATAAGTAGTGGAACAACCGGAAGAGTTGCTGGAAGATTTTTAAGTGGTGTAACTGGTATTAAGACTGAAGCAATAATTAAATATCAATTTAGTGGACAGAGTGATCCAAATTACAACAGAATTACAGCAATTGCTGCTGATGGAACTAACATGACACTTGCTTCTGCTGGTTTTGCTGTGACTTCTGTTGCTCGTGTATCTGTAGATAATGGAGATTCTCTGTTTTATTTGGCAGAGCCAAAAATAATAAATCTTTCTTCATCTGGATTATATACAAATCTACCAAAGACAAATATTGCGTCTGTTGATTTATCACAATCAGAACTTACAATTACAAAACAAATTACAGGTAGATCCACAAATGCATCTGGTTCTTTAACAATTACAACATCCGATGCATTAGATTCTGTAAGTGGAATTACTAGTGTATTCTTCGAATCTTTTGATGCTGAGAGATTTTCAATTCATTATAGTGATGGAACCACTGATGAATTAAATTCTGGTAAATTTACACTTGGCGCAAATGGAAATTCTGTAACTTTTACAGGATTAAGAATAAATCAATCAAATGTTACTGTTATTGCAACACTGAAGAAAAGGCAAGTTACAAATAAATCAAAAGATTTTATAAGAAGTAGACAAATATCAGTCACAAGAACTAGTGGAATTTCTACACAAACTGGATCATCTGCCACTGGACTTACTACAAGTAAATATTATGGTTTAAGAGTAGAGGATAATGAAATATCTTTGAATGTTCCAGATGTTGTCAATATAAGAGCAGTATATGAATCAACAAACACATCTACTCCAGTTTTAGATAAAATAACATTTGCAACTGGACTAGCATTGGATGTAAATGCTATCACTGGAGAAAAATTAGTAGGACAAAATAGTAGAGCAGTAGCGCAAGTTGTCAACAAAACAGCATCGGAAATAGAATTTGTACCATTAAATGAGAATAAATTTGAAATTGGTGAAACTGTGGTATTCAAAGAATCTTCTATTAATGCAGTTATTCAACAAATAACTCCTGGTAGTTATGTTAATAGAACTACTAATTATACTTTAGATAAGGGTCATAGAAACCAATATTGCGATTATTCTAAGTTAATAAGAAAAGCAGGAAGTGCAATCCCTTCTCGCCAATTATTAGTTATTTTAGATTACTATAAAATAACAAGTGGAAATAGTGGAGATGTTTTTACTGTAAATTCTTATACCGAAGATAGATATTCCAGTGATATACCATCAGTTCCAGATGGAACTCGTACTTCTGATATTCTTGATTTTAGACCAAGAGTTCAAGAATTTAATCCTACAACAACAAATGCTTCACCATTTGCATTTAGTTCAAGATCTTACGAAAGTAATTTTAGATATGTAGTATCACCAGACGAAACTTCTTTTATTGGGTATAGTTATTATTTACCAAGAGTCGATCTTGTAACGGTCAATCGTTTTGGAGAAGTTGAAGTAGTTCAAGGTGAATCTAATGATGATCCACGTGCTCCAATTCTTGCAGATGATGCAATGGAGTTAGCTCAAATTCGTTATCCTGCTTATCTATTCAATCCTCAAAAAGATCCAAAAATTCTATTGAGAGACAATAGAAGATTTACAATGCGTGATATTGCAAAACTTGAGCAGAGAATTGAAAATCTGGAAGATGTTACGAGTTTGAGTATGCTTGAACTTAAAGCACAAACTCTTGAAGTTACAGATGCAACTGGACTTAATAGATTTAAATCTGGATTTATTGTTTCCAGTTTTAGAGACAAGTCTCTTGCAGACAAAAGATATACAACAATTGATATTAGTAAATCGGATCCAACTGGAATTGTTCCAGTTGACTTCTGGTCTATTCCAGCTGAGTTAGCACTAGATCCCGGTATTGATCGTTCAACAACAGATATAAGTCAAAATTTAAAATTATTAGATCCAAATATTCAAAAAACTGGTGATCTACTAACATTGTCATATACTGAGGTTGATTGGATTGAGCAACCACATGCCACAAATGTAGAGAATGTAAATCCATTCAATGTTATTGTATTTGTTGGTGGTATAGAATTAGATCCAGCATCAGATAACTGGGTCAGAACGATTTATATTGATGATCAAAGAACGGAATCAACCGGAGCAGAATGGGTTCAAGAAGCAAGTGTAAATGTAGATGTACAAAATAATACACAAACTGAAACATATAATAAAGGTGGTGGTAGAGGTGAAAAGGGGACTAGAACTCTTACAACTACCACAACTACTACAACTACAAAATACGCTCCAAAATTAACTGGACCCTCGAGAGAATTTAATTATGTTGAAGATGTTAAGATAAGTGGAACTGTTGATCCATTTATGCGTTCTAGAAACGTATACTTTAATGCTAATGGATTAAGACCATTTACAAAGCATTATCATTATTTGGATAGTCAGCAAGTTGATGTTGTTCCAAAACTTTGCGAAATTACTATGCAATCTGGAACTTTCCAAGTTTTTGAAAACGCACGTATTTATTTTGGTGGAAGAGAAATTGGATATATCAGAATCCAAAAACCAAATCATAAATTTGGTGATACTTCACGTCCTGATATTGGAGCAGGACTTGGATCTCCATCAGTTCTTGTTGAAACTTATAATGTTGATCCATATGATAAAACAAGACCAGCTCCTGGCGAATCATATTCTGCAACATCAAAACTAATTAATTTTGGTGTTAGAGCTCTTGCAAATGAAGAACAGTATTACGGATATGTTGCACCAGGTGCAACTATAGTTGGTGAAACTAGCGGTGCTAATGCAACTATAACAAAGGCAGAATTAATATCAGACAATTGGGGAGACATTGTTGCAAGTTTCTTCTTCAGAGATCCAAATTCTAATCCACCACCACCATATAAGGTTACTAGTGGAACAAAAACCGTAAAAGTTACTGCTGTTCCACCAGGAGTGACTCCTCTTCCTGGATCAACCGTATTTGCTAGTGAGGCAATTGGGTCTTACAGTGGATCTGGAACTATTCTAACACAACAAACGAGTAGAGTTGCAGTTAGAAATCCACCCAAACCTGCTGCACAACCAACAGAAGTTAAAGTTGAAGTAAAAGCACCACACAGAGATCCTCTTGCACAATCATTTACTGTTGATGGAAAGGGCGCATTCTTAACTTCTTTTGATCTATATTTTGCATCAAAGGATCCTAGCGCAAAAATCTACATTGAACTTAGAACTGTTGAATTAGGAACTCCAACCTCATTCTTAGTTCAAGATTATACTCAGGTTGCTCTAAATCCAAGTCAAATAAACATTGCCGAAACAACATTTGGTGTTAAGAGTATGGCTGGATTTGATGATGCTGCAAGTGGATCTACACCAGGACAATTTGGTTATGAGGTAGATTATCCTTACGCAAAATCTCAGGGATTCTCTGATTCTGACATTAGATATTTCTTAGAAAATGTCTATGCTGGTAAAATTGGACCAAAAATGCAAGACATTTTAAAAGATCCAAATTGGGGTAGATATGATAAACCAGGCATACCTGAACCAGTGCCAACTAGAATTAGGTTCTCATCTCCGGTATATCTTGAAGCAGGTAAAGAATATGCCATTGTTATTCTTTCACCAGCATCTGATGCGTATGAGATGTGGACTGCTACGATGGGACAAAAAACAGTTAAAACTAAGAATCTGCCAGATGTTCAAAATGTCATTGTCACAAAACAATACATTGGTGGCAGTTTGTTCAAGTCCCAGAATGGAACTATTTGGACTGCTAGCCAATATCAAGATCTGACTTTCAAACTTTATAAGGCAAAATTTGTACCTTCGGGAACAGTAACATTCTATAATACAGATATTACTGCAAGAGGAACAAATGTTGGAAAACTTGCGAACAATCCGATAGAAACTTTGCCAAGAAAATTAAAAGTATCAATTTCTGGTACTCTTAATACTGCCGTTGTTCCTGGAACAAAAATTGGTGAGGGATCAAGCCCAAGTGTTACTGGTATTGTTGAAAACTTGGGAGGACCAATTTCTGCAACAGGAACTGGTTCAGTTGGTATTGTTGCTGTTGGGGTTGGATATTCAAATGGAACATATACTTCTGTTCCACTATACTCAATCACGGGTAAAGGAAGTGGTGCTCAGGCAACTATTACAATTTCTGGTTTGGTAGTTTCCTCGGTTAATATTACAAATACTGGAAATGGATACGTAACTGGTGAAATATTAGGAATTACTTCCACAAGTGTTGGTGGTGGTAGTGGAGCTAAAATTGGGGTTAAAACTCGTGGTGCAGCAGATTCAATTTATCTCACAAATGTTCAAGGGGAAAATTTCACAAACTCCGCTACTCTTGTTTATTATACAAATCCTAACTCAGAATCATCAAGAACTACAGCTACTGCAACAGTATCTTCTTCATCACTTATTTCAAATGAATACTCTGGAAATGTTTTTAGAATTAAACAGTATAACCATGCTAATCATGGTGGAAATGGAAAAGTTAATGTAACTGATGTTCTTCCAGATAGAGAAAAAACAACGACTACTGCCGCATTTGGATTAAATGATACAGTGGTATCCGTTGCAAATACTACTATTTTCAGTACTTATGAGGGAATAACAACAAGTCGTGGATATGCATTGTTAAATAACGAAGTTATATCGTACAGTGCAATTAATCAGGTTTCAGGTAATGCTGGAACGCTTATTATTGATGGTAGAGCACAAGGTAGAACTGTTAAAACTTCACATGATGCGAATGAATTTATACAACCATATGAAGTTAGTGGGGTTTCTTTGATGAGAATCAATAAGTTCCACGATACACCATCAACGTACTACAATTCCGAGAGTTCAAACCTAGATAATTTCTTCTTAGAAGTTGATAGGAGCACGCCAACAAGTAGAACTAGTGGAGCATCAATGCTCAATTTCAATGCTCAAAAAGCTATTGGTGGAGAAACTGTTAAAATTTCTCAAAATCATCAATTTAGTTCTATTGAACCACTATTTAATGTAATCACTCCAGGCAAAGGAACAGCGGCATCTGCACAACTTAGAACAATATCTGGAACTAGTGCTGGCGGAACTGAAGTTTCATTCTTAGATCAAGGTTATGATCCTATTCCATTGAATACAGTTGTTCATTATCCAACTCCTAGAATGGTTGCTTCTAGAATTAATGAAACTACAAGATTGACAACTTTACCATCAAATAAATCTTTGACTTTAAAGGTTGATTTTAAGACTGAGGATGAAAATCTTTCACCTGTAATGGACATTCAAAATGCCACTTTCATTCTTGGTAGAAATAGATCTAATAATCCAATTTCCAATTATGTGGAAGATTCTAGATCAAATCAACTCATTGGCGATCCTCATGGAGGAGTATTTGTTACTCAGATTATCTCTCTTGCACAACCTGCAACTAGTTTAAGAGTATTAGTCGCTGCAAATAGACAAGAAAGTGCAGATTTTAGAGTTTTCTATAGATTATTTAAAGCAGATTCTAGCGACATTCCACAAAGTTATATACCATTTCCTGGATATGATAATTTAATTGATACTGATGGTGATGGGTTTGGTGATCGTGTAATTGATTTAAATAAAAATAGTGGAAGATCAGATGCTTTTGTAGCACCAAATGATCCAATTGGATTTTCAGAATATCAATTTACTGCAAATAATCTAGATCAATTTAATGGATTTGCAATTAAGATTGTGATGTCTTCCACAAATGAATCAACCCCCGTAAAACTCAAAGATTTTAGATGTATTGCTCTCGCCTAATATGACAGATAATAACAATTTGATCCCTGTTGAGGGCCATAACAATCTTTTCAGAGATCGTGATACTGGTGCAATTCTTAATAATGATAAATCTGGTTATGTTCAGTATATGAGATTAAAAGATCAAAGACAAAGAGAAAAAAATGAATTAGATCAGATAAAAAAAGATATCGATGAAATTAAATCTTTATTGAGAGAAATTACCAATGGATCCAGACAAAATTAGTTTAGAAAATTTAAGTAAAAGTTTTGAATATTTCAAAGCAGCATCTGAAATCGATAATATCGATTGTATAGATACTCTTAGAAATATTGCAAAATCTTATATAAAACTTTATTTCAAGCAACAAGAAGTAATTTCTTCTTTTGGTACTTCGTTTGAATCTATTGGATTTGATCAAGTATAAATATATTTTAGATCCTGAACTGTTTATAAATGGCAGAAATTAAGGTCAGAGTAGGACAACAACCTGCTGTAAAGGTTATATCTTCACTTGCTGGTGCTCAAGGTCTGTCTTTGTCTGAACTTAGTGATGTTAATGCTACGAATCTACTTGATGGTATGGTTCTTGTTTATAATGGTGCCACTAGAAAATGGGATGCAACTTTAACCCTAACACCAGGGGCAACACAGAATTTAGACATTAACGGGGGAAATTTCTAAATGGCAAGTATTATTAGGATCAAAAGATCCTCAGGTACTAACAAACCTTCCAGTCTAAATTGGGGTGAATTAGCGTATGTAACTGGTATTGGAAGTTACGGTGGTCTTAATCAATATAAAGATAGAATTTATGTTGGTGATGATGGAAATAATGTAAATCCAGTAGGTGGATATTATTATACCTCCATGATGGAGCACCAACCAGGCACTATTGCTGGTGTTTCAAATACAAGAAATAGTGATGGTGGTATAGTCGCTGTTCTTGATAGTAATAGAAAAGTAGATCAGTGGAACGTAGATAACTTACGTCTTGATGGAAATACTATTTTATCGACTAACACCGATGGTGATATTGTTTTAGATCCAAATGGAACTGGTGAAGTTAATATTGTTGATGATAATTATTTAAGTTTTGGTAATGATAAGGATGTAAAACTTAGATATGATGAAGCTACTGATAATAGATTTGAAATCGAAGGCGCTGATTGGGCATTTGCCGATGGTGTAGCGATCAATATTAGAGATGTAACAGAGTCTACTAACAAGGATAATGGTGCTCTTGTAGTTGAAGGTGGTGTCGGAATTGAAAAAAATCTTAATGTTGGTGGATCAATAAACATCACTGGATCATCAATATTTGATTCTGTTAAAATTGAAAATAATGTAATATCAACATTATCTGGTAGTGGTGATACTCTATACATTGATCCATATCCTGATGGGTTAAGCGGTGATGGAACAGTTGTTATTAAAGGAAATCTACATGTTGACGGAACAACCACCTCTGTAAATTCGACTGTTTTATCAATTAATGACCCAATAATTGTTATCGGTGACGTAACAAGCACTAGAACTGTTATGTCGCCAGTGGCAACTGGTGTTTCGACAATTACTATTGATTCTGTAGTTGGCATCAATACTGGAGATATTATTCAGGGTAGTGCCTCACTACCAAATAGTGGTATAACAACTATTACCGCATATAATAGTACCACAAAAATTATTACTATTCAGGGAACCACAACCTCAGGAATTAGTACAACTACACAATTAACAATTACACATGCATTTGATACTAATACTGATCGTGGTGTTGCTTTTGATTATAATACTGGTGTAGGTACAGCAAACAATAAGACTGGATTTTTTGGTTATATTGATGGTACAAATATTGGTAGTGCTGCAACAGCAAGATCATGGACTTATATTCCAGATGCTACAATTACATCTCCTGGAAATGTAACTGGAACAAGGGGATATCTTGATGTTAAGGGCATCTACTACCAAACTGGTGATTTTAATACTCACGGTGTTGTATATTTTGATTCTGATGGACTACAAACTTCTACAAATAATCCAGCATCACCAGTAATCACATCTAAGCAGGTATTAACTGCTATAACAAAAATTACACTCGCATTACCATCTTCAATCTCAGTAACTGTTGGTGATATCATCAAACAAGATACTAGTGATGCATATGGTATCGTTGAAAGTGGTGGAACATTATCCTCAGTAAGTCTTGTGGGTGTTGAGGGTACATTTACAAATACTTATAATATTAGAAAAGAAGGAAATAATGGATCTATCCAAAATCTTTCCATAATACCATCTACAATTTCAACCATATATACTAATAAGCCACATTGGACATCAACCCTTGATGGAGGAACATTCTAGAGTATGAACAAAGATAGTGAAGTAGATATTAATATTTTAGTGCGAATATATAATCAAAAATTAGCAGCACTAACTAATCAAAATGTTTTGTTAGAAGCAAAACTTCAAACTTTAACAGAAGACTTTGTTAAGGAAAAAAATGAACTTTTAACAACAAATCTTGAACTTCAAGATAAGTATGATGAATTGAGTAAATCTAAAAAATCTGAAGAGTAAAAGAAAAAATGGCAAAACCAGCAAGTAGGCAAGGACTCATCGATTACTGTCTAAGGCGTCTGGGAGCGCCTGTGCTGGAAATTAACGTTGATGATGATCAAATAGATGATTTGGTCGATGATGCCCTCCAATACTTCAATGAGCGCCATTTTGATGGTGTTGAGAGAATGTATTTAAAGTATCAAATAACTCAGGATGATATTAATAGAGGAAAAGCAACTTCCAAGTCTCCAATAGGTCCTGGTGTTACAACATCGACCGCAACATCAACAAGTGGAACTGCTTTCAATTGGTATGAGTCTTCAAATTATATTCAGGTTCCAGATTCTGTGATTGGTATTGAAAATGTTTTTAAATTTGATACCAGTTCCATTTCTGGTGGAATGTTTAGTATTAAGTATCAATTATTTTTAAATGATTTGTATTATTTTAACTCAGTTGAACTCCTACAATATTCCATGGTTAAATCATATCTATCAGATATTGACTTTTTACTCACAACAGACAAACAATTAAGATTCAATAAAAGACAAAATAGACTATACATGGATATTGAGTGGGGAGCACAATCTGCTGGAAATTTTATCGTTTTGGATTGTTATAGAATTTTAGATCCAAATGATTTCACAAAAGTATATAATGATAGTTTTTTAAAGAGATATTTGACTGCATTAATTAAGAGGCAATGGGGACAAAATCTTATTAAGTTTAGAGGAGTTAAACTTCCAGGTGGAATTGAACTTAACGGTAGAGAAATATATGAAGATGCTGAAAGAGAGATTGATGAAATAACTAAGAGAATGTCTATGGATTATGAACTCCCACCATACGATTTTATTGGATAATGGCACTTAACCCTTTCTTTTTGCAAGGAACTTCTTCCGAGCAAAGACTAGTTCAAGACTTGGTAAATGAGCATCTAAGAATGTATGGTGTTGAGGTTGTTTACATTCCAAGAAAATTTGTTAATAAAAAAACAATAATAGAAGAGGTTCAAACTTCTAGATTTGATGATAATTTTGCAATAGAGGCATATGTAAACACATATGATGGATATTCCGGTGCCGGAGATATACTAACTAAATTTGGAATGAGTTTGAGAGATGAACTGTTAATTACTATTTCAAAAGAAAGATTTGAAGATTTTATTGCTCCATTTTTAGGGGCATTAGATGATGGAAGTGGCGAAGGTGAAATAATTTTAAGTACAAGACCAAGAGAGGGTGACTTAGTTTATTTTCCTTTGGGACAAAGACTCTTTGAAGTTAAATTTGTAGAACACGAGCAACCTTTTTACCAATTAGGTAAAAATTATGTTTATGAATTAAAATGTGAACTATTTGAATATGAAGATGAAGTTATTGATACTTCTATTGAAGAGATAGATACTCAAATACAGGAAGAGGGATATATTACCACACTTAAACTAATTGGTGTTGGACAAACTGCAATAGCAACAGCGTCAATTCTTGGATCTGTTAATTCTGGGTATGTTCGTCAAATTTTCTTAAACAATGATGGTAGTGGTTATGTATCAAATCCAATAGTTGCTATAAGCAGTTCTCCAACAGGATTATCGGGAGACAATGCTACAGCTGTTGCTATTACAACAGTTCGTGGTGGAGTTAAATCTGTCGAACAAATTTATTTAACAAATGCTGGTGCAGGGTACACCGTGCCACCAATAATAACTATTTCTGGTGGTGGAGGTAGTGGTGCAGCCGCAACTTGTTCTATTGAAACAACATATAATGGTGTAGTTAGATTTACAGTAAATGACGGTGGAATTGGTTATGGAACAGTGCCAGTTATTACTGTTTCTGCTCCTGGGCAATTGGCACTCAGTGGGGTTGGTCAAACTGCTGTTGGCATTGCTTCAATGGGAATAGTTGGAACTAATAATGTAGTAAGAGCGATATACATTTCAAATCCTGGATTTGGATATACTTCTACTCCAACTATTACCATTGCAAATCCTGAAAGTTTAACAGGTGTTGGAACATATTTCTTTAATGAGATTGTAAGAGGTTCAAGATCACAAACAAGAGCGAGAGTTAAGAGTTGGGATAAGGATACTAAGATTCTTAAAGTTTCTAATGTTGGACTTGGTGCAACTCAACTTGCATTTTTCTCCGGAGAAACAATTATTGGAACAGAATCGGGAGCACTATATACTGTTCAGGGTTATGAGCAAATGGATACATATGATAAATATAGTCAAAATGACGAGATCGAAGAAGAAGCGGATCTTATTGTAGATTTTTCCGAGTCAAATCCATTTGGTGATTACTAATGTTAGGAACTTACTATTATCACGAAATTATAAGAAAGACTATTATTGCTTTCGGCACACTTTTTAATCAAATCCATATTCGCCACAGTGAGCAAAATGGTACGAATTTTAGTGATATAAGAGTTCCTATTGCATATGGTCCAAGACAAAAATTTCTTGCAAGAATTCAACAACAACCAGAGTTAAACAAGGCAACTCAAATTTCATTACCAAGAATGTCATTTGAGATGACTTCTATTCAGTATGACCCAACAAGAAAAACAAGCGTAACTCAAACATTTAAAACTTGTGATGATGGTGGGAAAATTAAAAAAGTCTTTATGCCAGTTCCATATAATATTGGATTTGAACTGAATATCTTAACTAAACTCAATGATGATGCTTTACAGATTGTAGAACAAGTCTTGCCTTATTTTCAACCAGGATTTAATTTAACAATAGATTTGGTTGATTCAATTGGTGAAAAAAGAGATGTTCCAATGGTTCTCGAGAACATATCTTTTCAAGATGATTATGAGGGAGATTTTTCTACAAGAAGAGCTTTAATATACACTTTATCATTTACAGCAAAAACTTACTTATTTGGTCCAATCGCAGAAAGTTCCGATGGACTTATTCGTAAGGTTCAAATTGATATGTATACTAGCACTGATACTGAAAATGCAAAACGAGAATTAAGATATACTGTAACTCCCGATCCATATAATGCAGATCCAGATGATGACTTTGGTTTCAGTGAAGAGTGGACTTTCTTCTCAGATGGAAAAGATTATAGTCCAACTCGTAAAATTGATATTTAATAATTATGCCCAATAATTACGATAAGTTAGATGAAGCTCTTAATATTAAGAGTGAAATCGTTGAAATTGAAAAAGAGACGCCGATTGTGAAAGTTGAATCTTCAAATAGTAATGATATAAAAAAAGATTATGAATACACTAGAGCAAATTTATATTCGCTTATAGAAAAGGGGCAAGAAGCCATTAATGGAATAATGGAACTTGCAGCAGAAAGTGATCAACCAAGAGCATATGAAGTTGCTGGACAGTTAATTAAGAGTGTGGGTGATGTGACTGATAAATTAATAGATTTACAGAAGAAATTGAAAGATGTTGAAGAGGATGTTGTTAAAACTCCAAATAATGTTACCAATAATGCAGTTTTTGTTGGGTCAACATCAGAGTTGTCTAAGTTGCTTAAGCAAGGTTTTCTAAATAGTAAAGAGTAATCTTTTTTATTCTATGAGTTGGTCTAATGATTATAAGAAATCAATAGATTGTGATAATCCAAAGGGATTTTCACAGAAAGCTCACTGTGCTGCTCGTAAAAAAAGAGAAAAAGGTGAGGAAACTAAATCTAAATCACCATTTATGGAACAAACTAAATCTGGAGATGAAGGTCTTCATGATTGGTTTAATAAATCAAAATCTTCTGATGGAAAAAGTGGTTGGGTACAACTAGGTGGAAAATGGGCAGGTAAACCTTGTGCTCGTCAACCTGGTCAAACTTCCACACCAAAATGCGGAAGTTCCAAAATGAAAAGATCACTTTCAAAAGATGAAGAAGAAACAGCAAGAAGAAGAAAAAATCGTTTAGATCCCAATCAACCAGAAAAAACTGGTGGTGCAAAACCAACAAATGTAAGAACTGAGGAAATGAATTTACAAGAAGTAAAGGACAAACCAGGAAAAGGTAGTGGCAAAAAAGATGCTTGCTACCATAAAGTTAAATCAAGATATGATGTTTGGCCAAGTGCATATGCATCAGGAGCACTTGTCAAATGTCGTAAAGTTGGTGCCGCTAATTGGGGAACAAAATCCGAAGCAGTTGAAATGACTAGATATTGTCCCAAATGCCAAAAAAATGAGAAAAGAGATGAATGTAAATATGGAGCATTATATTGGGATATGTTTTCAATGCCATCAATGTTGTCATCAAACCAAATGAAGTATGATCCAAATAGACCTCATCCAGCAAACGAGGAGAAAGATCATGAGTATTCAATGGCTCGTTCTGAACTTGCTACTGTTATATCTGCTGTAAGAAGACTTCAGAAAAAAATGAAGGGTGAGGGTAATATAGAGGCGTGGGTTCAATCGAAAATTACTAAGGCAGCAGATTATCTTGATACTGCAGCAGATTATCTAGATAGTGGAGAACATGATATTGAAGAAAATATAACTATTGAAGATTGCGATGGTAACACATTTGCAGAAGTTATAGATATTATCGGTCCAGGTCAAATTAAACCAATTGTTGATGAAGATTGTTGGGTTGGATATAAACAACTTGGTATGAAAAAGAAAGGGGGTAAATTAGTTCCAAACTGCGTAAAAGAACAACATTCAAATTGGAGAGAAGAACTTATAGAAGA